CGTCTCATGGACATTTCGTGAGCAGCCTAAGTTTTTTGATATTGTGACGTATACGGGTAATGGTATTAATGGTCGTGCTATATCGCACAACCTCGGTTCAGTGCCCGGTTGCATTATAGTGAAAAGAACCGACGGTACAAGTAATTGGGTTGTTTACCATCGGTCTTTGTCTGTGCCTACAAATAAAGCGTTGCGTCTAAATTCAACTTCCGCTGAATTAACAAGCCCTTATTTTCCAACAACACCAACGTCAACAGTATTTTATACAAATGGTGATGGATACGAGGTAAATACCACTGGTCAAACATACATAGCCTACATATTCGCACATGACGCAGGAGGATTTGGCCTGACAGGTACTGACAATGTGATTTCGTGTGGTGATTACACTTGTGTGGCCTATCCCGGTGATGTAACAGTAACTCTTGGGTACGAGGCCCAGTGGGTAATGGTTAAGAACGCAACCCAAGCATCAAACTGGGTTATTTATGACATCATGCGGGGAATGCCGGGGACTACAGCAGTTAATCCTGTCACGCTTGCCCCTGACTCAAATGCCGCCGAAAACGGTGTTACTGGTTCCGCACCCGGCATTAGCCCAACCGCAACGGGTTTTATTGCAAGGGCTGGTTTGACAGCAGTCAGTGGTTCTTCGGGCGACAAGGTTATCTACATAGCCTGTCGCCGTGGCCCGATGAAAGTGCCTACTACGGGTACGAGTGTTTATAACGCTATTGTTAGAAATGGAACTCAAGCTAATGCAACAGTTACAGGGGTTGGATTTCCAGTAGATTTAGACTTTACTTCATTGCGACCAGCGGGTACGCATAACCCTGTATTAAGCGATAGATTGCGTGGCGCTCAAACAACATCAAGTTCAAGAGGGGCGCAAGCAGAGCAATCCGAACCAATTGCACTTACATCGTTTGCATCAATGGATGGCGTTTCTTATGGCGCTGACAACACGGGGTTTTGGAATGGATTTAATTCTGAAATCGGTTTATCGTATGTGAATTGGTTCTTCAAACGAGCCCCATCGTTTTTCGATGTTGTTTGCTATACGGGGACGGGTTCTGCAACCACGTTTAGCCATAACTTACAGGCCGTACCTGAGTTAATGATTGTTAAACGTAGAAGTGCCGCTGCGGATTGGTCTGTATATTCTTCTGCGTTGGGCAATAACAAATATTTATCTTTAAACGATACGATTGCATCATCAACAACTGCGACTTATTGGAACAACACAACTCCAACTTCTTCTGTATTTACAGTGGGAGTAGGCGCCCAAACAAATGGCTCTGGGTCAACCTACGTTGCCTACCTTTTTGCAACCTGCGCTGGTGTTTCCAAAGTAGGAAGCTACACAGGTACAGCCACTACAAAGCAAATTGACTGTGGCTTTACAGCAGGGGCGAGGTTTGTACTCATAAAACGCACTGACTCAACAGGGGATTGGTATGTGTGGGACTCGGCTCGGGGCATTGTGGCGGGTAACGACAGTTATCTTTTATTGAATTCAACTGCGGCAGAGGTCACAAGCACAGATTACATTGATACCTATTCTGCTGGTTTTGAAATAAGTAGTACAGCCCCTGCTGCAATAAATGCTAATGGTGGTTCGTTCATCTTTTTTGCGGTGGCCTGATATGACTAAAGACAAGTTCAAACAAGGCTACACACGCAGCAAATCGGATGCTAAACGCCGAGGCATTCAGTTTGAATTCACATTCGATGAATGGAAAAATTGGTGGCTTGAAACTGGAAAATGGGATAAGCGTGGCAGAACTTCTGGTTGTTACCAAATGTGTAGAACCAACGATGTTGGGCCATATGTTTTAGGCAATGTTTATTGCGACACCATTGAGGCAAATAGCCGCCTACCCCATGCTGGCGCTATTCGCCCAACGGAATGGTCTGCAAAGATTGGCGCTTCTTTAAGAGGTAAGCCAAAAACTAAAGAGCATTCCAAGGCTTTGGCTTTGGCAATGCTTGGCAAACAATACAGTACACCTGCTGGTGTGTTTCAAACTTCAGCAGAGTGTGAACAAGCAACTGGTATTAAACGAGCAACAGTTATGTGGCGATGCAAGAACAATTACCAAGGCCACTGGTCTTACGCATAAGGAAACATCATGCAAATACGAACAAATGACGGGCAAGTAATGTACGAGAGTGAATTTCGTGCATACACAAAAGCCAATGGCGGCCCTACTTGGGAGACAACAACAACTGAGGTGCTAGAAGCCTTGGGTGCTGATGTCATCTTTGAAGGCCCACAAGCTACAGGTGGCACTGTCTATCAAACTTCAGTCTATGGCGGAATTGAGCAGATTGAGGGCAAGTGGTACACCAAATGGAGTCTTGGCCCATCGTTCTTTGACACTGAAGATGATGAAGGTAATGTCACCACTGCCGCACAGAATGAAGCTGCTTACAAGGCTGCTAAAGACGCAGAACAAGCCAAATCTGTTCGCACCACAAGGGACAACAAGCTGTCAGAAACTGATTGGCGGTTTCGCAGCGATATGACACCATCACAGGCGTGGAAAGATTACTGCCAAGCCCTGCGGGATGTGCCATCTCAGGCAGGTTTCCCTTGGACTATTACTTGGCCAGAGGCACCATGATGACACCACTTGAAGGAAGACTTGATACGCATGAGCAGGTGTGCGAGTTCCGCTACGACAGCATCAACGCTCGACTCAAACGCATTGAGCAGATCTTGATCGGCTCATGTGCAGCCATCATTGCCATGCTGCTCACGTTGGTGCTGAAGCTGTGAAGTGGATCCAATCAGCATCTGCTTGCTTGCAGCTGGCTTGGTCAAGCAGATCCAAGCTGGGTGTGAGCTTTACAAGCAGGCTAAAGAGTCTTTCGTTGAAATCAAAAGAACTGCTGATGAAGTTATTGCCATTGGCAAAGAGGCACATGGCTTCTGGAATCAGTTACTTGGGTTCTTTGGTAGCAAGCCTAAAGCCCAGGTTGCAAAGTCAAATGGCAAGTCTAAGAAATCTGATTACGTCTCTGTCTCAGAGACTCAAGTCAAAGTTGACATTGTCAAAAACCTCACAGAATTCTTCAGACTCCAAGAACAGTTAGCAGCACACATCAGGGAAGAGGAAGAGAAAAGCAAATCAGTCTACGACCCTGACCAAAACCTGATGGAGTCAGCACTCAAGCGAGTGATGGCCCAGCAAGAGATGGACAACTTGGTTGTACAGATACGAGAGTGCATGGTTTTTCAAGCCCCAGCAGAGATGGGTGCTCTGTACTCAGAAGTTTTCAGCATGAGAGAAAAGATTGAAGAGGAGCAAACACAAGCAAGGCTCAAACAGGAAGCCAAGAATAGGCAGGAGCTATGGCTACGCAAAGAGGAACAAAGAAACTTCCAGCTAAAGCTAGCGTACCTAGTAGCGACTACTACATTCCTCCTGTACCTGTGGTTGTGGCTCCTGTTCGTCAGTCAGTTAAGGAAGACATAGTGGCCGCTATTCTTTTGTGTTTGTCGCTAGCCCTGCTGCTGCCCCTTGGTGCAATGTTGTACCTAGATGTGCTGCAGACAAATCAGGAAGTTAAACAAGAGTTGATAAAGCTGCAAAAGCTTAGAAGGCAGATTGAGCAAAAGGAGAAAGACAAATGAATGTGTATGAAATTTGGATTCTGTCTGTAATGCTTGTGGTGCTGGCAGGTTGCGAGGATCGCTTCAGATACCCATGCCAAGACCCAGCTAACTCTGCGCTTGCTGAGTGCAAGCCACCCATATGTTCCGCTACGGCAACCTGCCCTGACCAACTAATCAAACCAGAGAAGGAGACAAAGTAATGCCAACCATTGGATACAAACCAAACAACCGCCTGACACCAGAAGAGATTGAAGCTCGCGTGTGGGCTTTTGTCATTGTGGTGATTGCGCTGATCCTGATCGGCTCATGCTTTAGCTTCATCTACTCTGTGACTTTTGTCACCCAGCCCATGATCGGCATGGCACCCATTGACAAGGTCTACACCAAGATGCTGAACGACATCATGCTGCTTTGCACTGGTGTACTAGGTGGTGTGGCTGGCCGCAAGGCTGTCTCTGCTGTGGCCATAGCGAATGCCAAGGCCGAGGCTGTTGACATTGATGAGCCACCAAAGCCATGAGTATTTTTAACCCTTGGGTAATCTTGGGATTTGTCTTGTCTGTAACCATCTCTTTTGGGGGTGGTTACTTTAAGGGCAAGCATGATGAGAATGTCTCTCAGCAACTTGAGATTGCACGCTTAAACGCTATTGCAAGGACAAAAGAGGCGGCATTGACAACAGCCGTGACATCGACAGCCACAGCATTGAGGACTTCAAATGAAAAAGCAAAACAGATTTCAAAGGAACGTGATTTGGCTATTGCCTCTGGTGCTCTGCGGTTGCGGCTCCCTGGCAAAGCCACCTGCCCCGTACAAGCCTCCGCAAATACCCCCGTTGCCAGCGGAGATAGCAGTCAAGAGGGAAGCGAACTTGACGCAACGACTGCTCAAACTCTTATCGCCATCACAGACGATGGAGACGAAGCAATTAGACAACTTGCCTCCTGCCAGCAAGCCTACGAATCCATCTACCAAACCTTAAAGGAGAAACCATGAACCTGTCAGCAAACTTTTCCCTGCACGAACTAACGAAGTCAGAGACTGCCCTGCGGATGGGCTTTGACAACACTCCTGATGACGAAGCTACAGAGAACTTGCGCCTGCTGTGCGAGAAAGTGCTGCAGCCGGTGCGCGATCACTTTGGCAAAGGCGTGAAGGTTAACTCTGCCTACCGCAGCCCTGAGTCAAACGCTGCTGTTGGCGGCAGCAAGACATCAGACCACTGCAAAGGTATGGCGGCTGACATTGAGATACCTGGCGTGGCCAATGCAGAGTTGGCTCAGTGGATCATGGATAACCTTGAATACACCCAACTCATCCTTGAGTTCTACACACCTGGCATCCCTGACAGCGGTTGGGTGCATGTGTCATAAGACCCAGCTAACCTCAAGAATCAAGAGCTGACAGCAACCAAGGTGGCAGGCAAGACAACCTACCTGCCAG